GGGTCGAACCCTCGGCATATCACATAGTCGTCATAGGTGTCCTCTGCCGCAACCTGCATCATCGCGCAAAAGGGCGATGTCCCATCTTGGCGCAGATTCGCCTGATCCCCAGCGATCGGATTGTACGGCGACGGGATTTTGAAGAATGGGGTCGGCCTGCGGAGTTTTCTAAATATGCTGCACCTCTAGCTTTCTAGCGAACGTCTGCTAAAAGTTTGGCACTTGTGAACGCTGCAATGACTGCGGCTGCAGAGGCACCGTCATTAACTGCGATGGTGATCCGAATATCGAGAATGTCCCCAGGCGATAGACCCGTAGGAGTCAGCGCGAAATCGATATTCGCAAACGTAAGGCTGTTGATTGTGGTTGCCGAGGTCGTCACAAGGTCAGAACCGATCGCGTCGTCTGGGTCCGCTTGGAGCTTGTAGGCTTCTACGTCCAGGGTTGCACTTGTGCCCGCGACGGTCGTAATCATGCCGGCCACGAACCGCAGCGAAACGCTTTCACCAGCAGCATATTCCCAAGGCAGTTGCACGAGCACTCTCGCTCGCTTGTTGGTCGCACCTAGTGCTTTTAAATCCTCAGTGCGAATCGATGGCGTTGCCGTCCCAAACGTTCCACCGATCAGAGCCAAGTCATCCGTCACAGGAGTCCCAGGCAATACTGTGTGCATCGCGTCCCACACGCGGAAGTCCGTTAGTGGGATAGGGAACGATTGTAGTTCTGCTAGCGCTAAGATATTCGCCTTAACCAACGCTGGTGATAGCGTTCCGCCTAATCGAAGTGAACCCGAGATACTGACGTCGCCAGTGATATTCTGAACTGTAGCCATTTAACTTTTCCTTTGCAGTAGTGTTTAAGTTATGCTAAAATGAAACGAGCCGAGGCGGAACTGTGAATTCCGCTTCAGCCCTACCACAATCCAACTTATAGGAGTTGAACCATGTCTGACGACAAGTCTACCAATCTTCCGCCACGCATGAAAGACATTACTGGGAAGCGTTTCGGTCACCAAGTCGTGACTGGATTTAACGAAATGCGTAGCAAATCTCCGTACTGGAATGTACGATGCGACTGTGGCAACGAGAGACCAGTGTTCGTTGGAAGTCTCAAGTCTGGAAAAAGCACTAGATGCGGACACGGTTGTCCAGCAAACCCTTACAGGAAAAACGAACTTGGGAACACCTACGGCAAGCTGACGGTTATTGAGCTTTCTGGGGGAGGCGAACGTGCCATCTGGATTTGCCGTTGCGAATGTGGAGTCACGACTACAGTTAGTGGCTATGGACTTCGCAGTGGAAAAGCCAAATCGTGCGGGAGCTGCTGGAAAACGACGCACGGGCTTTCCAGGACTCCTGAGTACGCCTGCTGGAAATCGATGAAGCAACGATGCTACAACCCAAGCAACATCAAGTTCGAGGCTTACGGTCTGCGGGGAATCCGTGTCTGCGCACGCTGGCTGGAGTCCTTTGAGAACTTTTTTGAAGACATGGGGCAGATGACGTTTCCAAGAGCATCGATAGGAAGGATCAATAACGATGGCAACTACGAGCCAACAAACTGCCGATGGGAGACCGACGAGCAACAGGCAAACAACAAACGAAACAGTCGTTACATCACGTATGATGGAATGACACAAACAGTTTCTCAGTGGGCGCGAAGACTTGGTATCACACATCGCACACTCAGTTCGCGAATTGCCAAGGGGTGGCCTCCTGAAAAGATATTCTCGCCTGAGCATTACTTCACTCCACCACCTGTTAAAAAAGCACGTCCTAAGCCGTAGTACCACACTACGGTGACATCCAGCCACCAGCATCGCCGAGCGCAGCAATCACTCTCGCTCCATCGTTCCATGTCGGACCAATATCTTCTCTGCGTTCGACAAAAGAATACAGTCCGATCAGGAGCTTATTGCGTTCGTCGAGCTGGTACGCCATCAACCTGCGATTGTCGTCAGCCACAGACTTCCAGCCCTCGAGTCGTTTTACGGCTGTCTCCATCCTTTCGACAATCACCTTGTGCTTGAGTTCGACTAGCGTGCTGGCGTTTTGCATCAGCAACGTTGAGAACCGCTCCTTGCCGCCGAGGACGCCGTTAAACGCAGTCTGCAGTTGATCGAGAAGTGTCGAGTTGACCTCGATACCCAGGCGAACATTGGCGTCTCTGGCAGCCAAGATAGCTTGTTGTCCTGCCAAAATGCGATTGCGTATGTTTTGTAAAAGCTCATACGTGGTGCTGATAAGCGATGCTTGGTATTTCAGCACTTCTTGACGCACGCCATGCAATTGGTTTATTCCGTCGAGCGTCCGTGTTCTCATGCTGAACTGCTGCTGATACAACTGGTGTTTGTTGCCTAGTTTTTCTCGCATCAAGCGATCGTTCAATAGTTGTATTTGCTCGTCTCGGTCGCGGTGGTTGCGCTCTGTGATGTCTGCTACTATTGCACTCGATGACAAGCCTCTTGAAACCAGCGCCTGGAGCTGCACCGAGAGCTGCGAGGCAAACTCCTCGTTTATCCTAGCGAGTTCCGTTGCCCCAAGTCCCTCCAGCAGTCCATTGGCTAGGCTTTCATGCGTGATAAAGTCGCTGGTCAGCTGATCTAATACGGACTGATAATCAACTGCGAAAGCATCCACGAGCGTTCCAGTACTGACCTTGATTGCCGCCAGGTCAGCTTCAACGGACACATAATCCGCGTCTAGTAACGCTAGTATGGCTTCGATTTCCGCCACGTAGGTATTGACGTTGGTTCCGAGACCAGCCAACAACGCTGTGATGGTAACGGCACTGGCTGCAGCGTTCTCCTCTAATTCCGTTAGCCGTCCGTTTATGTACTCTAAAGCTGCCTTCGCTTCTGCAGCCTCTATGGTAATCTGCGTCTCGCTATCATCGATGAGCGTTTCGATGGCAGTCATGTATTCGTCGAGATCTGTCATGAACACGCCCGCTTGCGAGTTCTGCTCCTCTGTTTGCGCATCGAACTGAGCATGCGTACTCAGAATCATCTGCGACCAGTTGAGTATTATCTCGTTGTAACGCGCCTCGTTCGCGAATTTCGCGTCGTTGGCTGCTATCGTGTAACTATTGCACAGTTCAACGACAGTAGCTACGTGATCCATCCCTTCCTTGGTCAACGAAAAGTAATTGGTAGGCGGCGTTGTCGATGTGTCCTGCGTAATGCCAGTAACTTCATAGCCCTGCGCAACGAGCCAACCCATCACGTTCTCTGGAACCTGACTAACCGTCTGAGTGGTATACCAGACGCCTAGCAATGGATTGCGGACATCATTTAGGAAGATCTGACTCTGCCCAGGGTCGTGTAGCGGAACTTCTGGCACTATGTTCGGCATGTTTTTATCTCCACTTACCTGATGGTTCCATAAAGCACACTGCGCCCTCCCAGCCCCAGGTTCCACCTGACGACAGTAGCAAAATCATGAATTGCCCCCTGGCTCTGGGGTAAACGCGATGATTTACTCCAGCCGCCCATACGCCGGTGCTGTGCGTGTTCGATGGTGTGCTGCCAGCCACTAAAGCCTCAATGGCTGCTTTAGCATTGATGCTGACCTGCTCAGCTGTGTCTGCCACCAGTACTCGCCATGTAACATCTGCGCTACCAGTCGCCGTTATTCCGTGCATCCTCAACAATCGACCGTAGGTTTCTCCATCGTTGAGCCGCAACGGTCCTAGCGCTACGTGAGAGCTAGCGTATCCCACCTTGAACGGCCAGAATCCATTTTGCTCCGTCTCGAATAGCCAGTTCACCGTTGCCGTTGGAATGTAAATACGCACACCACGAGTTGCATGGTCGTACTCGAGAACCGTGTTTGCGTCTGTAACCCCAGTTAGCTCTTGTGGTATCACATCTTCCGATAGTCCTTGCAAGCCATCTCCGCTCGCGCTAACCGTGTAGAGCCCCTGAGACGAAAGGAAGTAGTAACGGTCAAGGTGATCTCGACACCACGCCCTCGGTCCCACAATCCCCACGTCGCGCGATACGTTTTGTAGTCGTCCCTCCGCGGTTGGGTCGCCTTGGACAACCCATAGCGAACTAGCAGTCGCTGCGAGCATGTACGAGTCTTTATGTGGTATCAAGGCTATGACGTTTCCGCCTAGTTCCCCAGCTTCGGATAGCTGCATTACAAATGGGCGTCCAGCATCGCTCATGTCGGCACTCAGCGCCCAGTCTGTGTAGACAAACTGGCGGCTAGCGTAGATTGCCTGACTGACAGGGCGCATAAACCGATCGCGATAAATACAATCGGCGTTACTGCTGCTGCCAGGTGCCGAGCCTGGATCTGCAACCACGTATCCACCGCTGTGAACCACACCAACTGTTGTGGCGGCAGCTGGAGGTATCCACGAGCCACCTCGCAGGCGTCCCGTAAAGTCTTCAGTGCGGACGTTAATCGCGTAGACGCTCGTGTATCGTTCTCGCTTACCAACGCTTTGTCGAAATGATTCGCCCCGATTTACTCCTGATGGCCAGATTAGCTCTTTTGTTGGCATTAGCGTTGATCCCTAATTGCTAGAGAGCTAAAATACGAACAGCCAATCAGTTGGAGCTGACTGGCTGCTCTAACCACAACTTGTTTTATGGGAACAAAATCATGGCTGACAACAATTCTATTCGTCGCAACCGCTGCTTCATAGATCTGACTGGTCAACGATTTGGCAAGTGGACAGTCATAGACGAAGCGGTCGGACACAAGCCACCACTTACCTACTGGAACGTACTGTGCGACTGCGGGCGCCAATCTATTGTTCATGGACCAGCAATGACGCGAGGACGAAGCAGTTGTTGCACTAGCTGCCGCGGTATCACTCACGGGAAAAGCCGCTCGCCAGAATACACAGTATGGCTCGGAATGAAGCAACGCTGCAACAATCCCTTGCATAAACAGAGTAGTGATTATTCCGGCCGAGGTATTTCCGTTTGCTCTGAATGGGATTCTTTCGAAGTTTTCTACGCTGACATGGGGCGGAGACCATCGCCGAAGCACACACTTGAAAGAAAAGATAATGCTCTCGGATATTCCCAAGACAACTGCAAATGGGCTACTTGGGAAGAGCAGTCCAGGAATAAGCGTTCGAATCGACTTGTCACAGCATTTGGCAAAACGCAGTGCCTTGCTGATTGGGCCGCCGAATGTGGATTGCACTACAAAACCCTTCAGAATCGGATCAAGCGAGGATGGGCCATTGAAAAAGCCTTGAATAAACCTGCTGACAAAAACGACCAGCCTCACAAGCGACAGATAGCGTTCAACGGAAAAACAATGTCTTTGGCCGAATGGTCCAAAGAAACAGGAATTTCCAAAGAGACGATTAGAGAAAGACTCCTTAACGGCTGGGAGCCCGAACGCGCTTTGACGCAACCTGTAAGGAGCTTGAATCGCTCCAAGTCCTAAACAGGCTGCTAGCTTCGTCATTGCGCGTTTTTCCTTGGTAGCCACGGCATGCTTCCTTAAGCGGCTGCCTCAATTCCAGCGGTAGTACCATCGGAAGCAATTCCGAAGGCTTTCCAAGAACTTGAAGACTCACAGATGGCTACTACCATTTTCCCAGCAGCAATAGCCGACTCAGCATTGGCGCCGCTGCCACCGTTGATGGCAATTGTGGATGGAGCACTCGTTCTCAGTTCACCACCGGTGGCAGCACCAGCGATGATGACAATCTTTCCTGGTTGAGCACTGGGAAGAATGATGATGTTGTCTGCCGCGCCCCATGTCGGGACAACGAACTGCACCAGTTTGTTTTCTTCCAGCGCCACCCCAGTCGACGTGGCTGTCACCGCAACACGCCCTGGACCTACATCACTAAACGCAGCCAACAAATCTCTCAAAACTCTGTGTGCCGACATGGCAACGATCCTTTCAAAAAGGGTTCAGGGGCGGCCAGCGCCCTAACGGAAACAAAACACTAATACGGTGAATGGACTATCACGGTGGCTTCAATCGAACCCACCCCGCCGTTGCCACCGTTAGCAACAACGACCTTGATACGTTCGTTCTTGATTGGAATTAACTCTGTCCCTGACGATCCGGCTGCACCGTCTGCCACTGCATTGTTTAGCGCACGAGGCATGTACCACACCGTGCTGGTGCCGGCGTCCGCTTTCGTCATAATCGGTCTACCGCTTTCTGTTGTAATGGTCAAATCTGCTCCGGTAGCAATAGTGCCTGGAGCATACTTCAACTCAACCAGAAAACCATTGAGATT